CCTACGTTAGGAACAGCAAAGACTCCTTTAGCAGCATTAGAATAGGTTGAAGGCCTGTAACTGCTACCATATGGATTGAGTTTAGAGGTTTTATTACTTTGCGTGTCAGTAAAAGCATCCGTCACTCTAAAGTTATATTTTTCAAAAACTGCCCCGGGCTTTTCACCAAAACTTTCAGCATTAAGTTCATATTCCGTTGCGGTAGCAGAATCATTAGTACCAGTTAAACTAGACGCAAAAGTTGCATCTGAAACTGTAGCTGTTTCATAAAATGCATTATACGTACCTGATGCAGACCCACCAGCAATTGGACTGCAATACTCAGCCCACGGAAGCTCGTCTCTCAGTTCGTCTATAACAAGACTTAAATCGGAATTAATATTAAGCCCGGGAAATTTAAAATGACGGTCTTGTTTTAATTGATTCCATTTATTATATACGTTAATACTAACATGAGGCACCCATACCTTAATACGCCCTCTATATTCAGGGTCGTTATTTTGTACGCAAATACCCAAATAAATATTATTATAAGATTTCATTAATACTGTATTATTTCTCTTTCCGCGATAAGAGTGTTAGTGGTTAACTGTTTATAGCTTTGTACGTTAGAATTTGTAAAATTTACATTTATATCTATATCTTCACAAGTTGCACTAACACTCCATGCATATGGGGTTAATAAATTACCTATAATATTAGTATTAAAAGGTAAGAAGTTAGCTAATTGCGGATAAAGACTATTTATAGATTCTAAAATAGAGTCGCTTGAATTTACTCTTCTTTCGTAGTCTGTATTAGCCATTATTAAATTACCGTTTACCCCTGAACCAGGAGCTACGTCAGTACCTGTCCCAGGGCCTATTCTTTCTATATTATTAACAAAAAGCGTATTAGCTGCTGTGTAAAATTTAATAATACTACTTGATAGTCCATGTACAAGTAAACTATCGATAATAGAATTATATATTTTTGTATTAGTATTTTCGTTAGTGTTATATGCAGTTAAGTAATATAACGTGCCCACACTTTCTGAAAACAAACGATAATAAAGACTGTCTTCAGTAATTAATCTATATACAGTAGGAGAAGAATAATACATTGCTTCATCCCACCAAAACTTACCCCAGAGTACAGGCAGCTCATCTATAGTAGTAGTTATAGAAAATGTTTGGTTATTTTGAGATATACCTTCAAGTTCTTTAAAAAAATCTACTTTGGATCCAATCGGGTTAGAAGAAAATTGTGTTAAATAATATGCTTTGGTTATATACTGTTCGGTTTCAAAACCAGGAAAAGTATAGCCATACCAAAATATACTGGTATTATATACATCAAAGGTTCTTACTACAGTAGTAGCCATCTTATATTATTTACCTACGCTACCTCATCATCAATCTTAAGATTGCGACTTGCATAAGGTTTAACTGCGGTTATTGTATTGGTGTATCCGGTTTGGGTAAATTCGTGTACAACACGCGTAACAAACCATTGGCCTAAAAATTTTTCATCAAAGTCATTATCAATATTGCCTGTAGGTCTGTCTAACCCTATAAAACGATTAACCTGTCTTAACGTACTTCCTGGTACATTAAAAGTAAGGCATTCATTTAAGAAGAGCCCGCTTTCAAGCATTACGTTGCGTCCTTCTGGATAGCGTTCTATTTTTGTTTCCCCGTAAGAATAAGCCGTGTTTATAGTTATTCCTTCAGTTTTATTCTTATTAAGAGCCAACAAAGCATACGGATTTAATGCGTATTTAAATTTGCTAATGTAATTTTGTTGGAAATAATTTTTGACGTTTTCTATAGTATTTTCTTTTAAATCCATTACGAATTCTTTACGACCTATATGGTTAGAACAAACCGCTGTATTAACTAACATTGTATTACTGTCTATAGCGGACATGTTAACAAATTGATAATTATTAACTGTGCTTAGCTGTCCCATAGTTACGTTGCGGCGTCCTGTCGGATCTGGCGGGGTATAAGGCACAGAAGGTATAATGACACTGTTTGCTTCTGATGAACTAATATAAAATTGTTCAAGTTGATACTCTCCTGCTAAGCGAGAGTTGTTTACCGCTTTGTTTAAAAGAGAGGTTATAGAAAGTAAATTCCAAGTTTTATCGTATCTATCTCTAAAAAGTATTCCTACATCACCGGAATTTTCACCTTCTTTTGTGTCACATACATGTCTTTTAACTAAAAAATCTAAATTTGTAGAAACTACACTTTCAACTGTTGGGGTATAAAATATTTTACTAGCACCTATGTCCCATTCTTCAGAAAATTTTTGAGTACTAAGTTTATTATTAAGAGCGTATTTTATAAGGCTCTGTATAGCAAGACCTGTAGGAACTCTACGCTTTAAATCTGGTAGTTGAGAAGAACGTCCGTTATATTCTGGATAGAGTTCATATAAAACTTCATTAGTGCTCCAATTTGCATTTATTTCAGTACAAAACTGATAATCTGTTTCCCAAAAATATAGTTTTAAATTTTTCTCGCGAGGCTCGTTACCGGGTATATCTTCTGTATCATACACAGTAAAAATATACCTCATATTCCAGAACGATGGTTCAAAGACATCTTGTTCTATAAAATTAGTCTCAACAACAGGTTTAATGTTAACAAATAAAAGGTCTCTACCGTCGTTACGAAACTTATAATTAAGTTCTGGTGGAGTAAATTCATTAGGTCTTTTTTCTAAAACATTGTATCCGTTTTGTAGTACTATGCTGCCTTGTTTGTACCATTCATGAGTACTTTCTTCTATAATTAAAGACAATATTGAACTCGCATTGATAGGAAACGCAATACCTTGTGTATTATAAAGTGTTATGCTTACTTCATAATCTTGATTATTAAGTCTTAATCTATTCTTTACAGTATTATTTTCCATTATTGCTGTAAGCTTTGTAAAACCGAACGAACATATTCAGGTTTTAATATTTTTAATTTTGTACCAGCTGTAGGATAGTTTACTGGATTAATAATATGATTTACAGAACAAATTACCCACCAAAGATAAATTGTACCATAGACTTTGTATGATATAAAAGTATAAGGTAAATTATCGTTAGGTACTACGTATGTGCTATATACAGTTTCATTTATATCTTCAGGAAAATTAACTTTTCTTAAAATATTATAAAAGTACTGCCCGGCTTTATTTTGATATACATTAAAAATATTCTCATACCTAAACTGATCTAAGGTAGGTAGATTATTTATATCGTTTTGTTTTTGAGGATCGTCTGTCATACTATATTCCCCCTACAGTTACTTTATAAGTTGGATCTTCAACAAATTGGAAAATATTACGAGCATTTTTTAAGAGTCCTTGCAAAGTAAATTGCACTCTATAAGCTTCAGGAATCATTTTTATATAAGGACTTACTGCTCCGTTTTCACTAACTTCTCCGGTATCTATATTAATTAAACGAGTAGTACCGACATTAGTAATACTAAAAGACTGAACATAGCATATAGGCAATTGCTTATAACCAGTTACAGTTGCACTATATAAACACGGCGGGTCTAGCAAATTAATACCTTTTCTATTTGCTAAGTTTTGATATGTAAGCAAATAACAAAATTCCCAATTGCGTCTAATATCTTTTACATCATGCGTGTTTAATAAATAAAAAGCTACTTCTATTTTATCAGAATCAGTACCTGTAAACGATTGAGGTACTTCTCTGATTACAAGACCGCCACCTAAAGATAAGGCTGCTGTTGTTGCTCCAGTGTAAAAGTCTTTTAACCCTGAAACAGCGTTACCACCATCTCCTCCTTTGCTCGGGGCAGCAGTAGGGCTACCTTTACCTTTCATTCCTTTAAACATTTCTGCTAAACCACCACCTGCTTTTATAATACTGTCTTTAAGGGCAGTAGACTCTCCCCACGAGTTATTAGGAGAAGCCATATTAGACGCGTTTAAGTAAGGCAAATTATAAGTCCAACCGGTTGGATCTAAAGCGTAAAGGCCGGTATATGGTTTGAGACCGCTTTGTTCATCCGCACCGGAAACTAAATCTTGTTGAGCCGCTCTATTTAAAGCTTCTTCATTTGCTTTTGCGGCTGTTTCATTTGCTTCCTGTCCTAAACCCCCAAAAAGTGTTTTTAGAGAAGCTAATACTGCTTCTCCGGACTGTTGTATAGCTGTACCTGTTCTTTGTATATTAGGTACAAATTCTTGTTTTATTACGTTTAAATTATCTGCCTCGCCCCTTAACATATATAGAAAACCTGATACTTCGCTTGAAAGTGCAAGTTTATATTCTGTTAGCTGCAACATTGGCACTATCTCTCTCGCGACAGGCTGCGAAAGAGTCCAGCGATATGCTCTATGCACATCTACTAATCCAGGTATACCTCTACTAAAGTGCGTACTATCCTCATTTTGAGGGACACTAATGTTTGGCACTAGTTTAGGGGCACCTAGTTTTTGGAATTCTTTTTTATAAAGATTTGCTTCGTATGCCATTAAATTAGTCCTCTAGAATAAATTAATTTATGTCTATACTTATTACGCTCTATATACGGTATATCTCTTTCAGAGCTATTTTGAAATATATTAGTAGTAGTTGAGCCGCCAGTAATTGTATTCACACCAGCAACAGTGGAATTATCAATAACTTGAGATTGATTGTTATTATTTTTCAAAGTTTCTATTAAAATTTCAATTTTTTCTACTAGTTCTGAGCCAGGCATACCGGGTAGTTTTGAAAGCGGAGATTCAAGCGGCAGCTTAGATTTAGTATCAGGCTTTAAAGGTATTACCGCTTCAGTGCCGTGTAAGGTCATATCATAACCTTCTTCTGGACCTGAATACACCCCACCGAAACGAGCTTTTGTAGATGGGATAGAAGTTTCTACTTCTTCGTAAATGTTAAAAGGATTGTTTTTATACTGTAATTTTTCTGTTGTTTCTTTGGTAAAAGCTATAGCTTGACGCTGAGCGCTTTTATCTTTTCCCATAATTCTATCCCCTGCAGTTACGTAATTATTCCAAAGAGTTTGTTTCATGTCTTCACTTAACTCTTTACGAGCTTTTATTTGTTTTTCGAACCATTTTAAATTGTTATTTAATTCAGCCCAAAGTTTTGGCTCAAAGCGGTCTTTGTTATCTTCTTGAAGATAATCTTCTTTTAACTGGGTTAATATTTTTACCACATCTTTTGACGGCTGTTTTTGTTTAGAATTTTTTGGCTGTATTGTTTGTTTTGCTGTACTGATTTGATCTGGGGTTAAGTCTCCTACTTTTTTACCGCTTTCAGTATTGCCAGTTTCGTTAGAATTTGAATTTAAAGGTACAATGGCTTCAGTACCGTGCATTTCTACAAGGTACCCGTCTTTTGAACCAGAAAATACACCGCCTGTCTTGCCTTTAGGTATTTTATTTTGCACCGGGTCAGTGTTCATAAACCCAGGCATGTCTGCAGTAGGTTCATTAGCCTTAACCGGTATCTCATTACCTGGCAGTTCTTTTGATGAGTAACGACGAGCCCATTCATCATTTTGTTTTTGAGCAGAGATATAACCTAACGGAGAATTAATTTTTGGTTTAATTTTCCATGTTTTTACATCGTTGCGTTTATATTGCTTTGCCCACGCTCGCATAGCTACATCATTAGAAGAGCTTTTAATTTGGGAAAAAACAGACGTTGATTTTGCTGCTGTTGAATCTTCTGCTTCAGGCTCAATACCTGCAGGTTGTAGCCAATCTGGTTCTGTCTTAGCAGCAGACGGAAGTGCCTGTTCTGGGGAAGAAGCTGTTGAAGACTGAGCTGGGCCTGGAGCATTAACAGACGGCCTTGCAACGGCTGCAGCCGCTGCTCGAGTTTGAGGTGCACTTACAGCTGGAGCGACTGGCGGTCTTGATGCTGCGGCCGCCGCTGCTCGAGTTTGAGGTGCACTTACAGCTGGAGCGACTGGCGGTCTTGATGCTGCGGCCGCCGCCGCTCGAGTTTGTGGTTGAGCTGCAGCTGGTGCTGGAGCGGTTGGTGCTACAGGAGTTGCAGGTGTTGCATCTGATTGACCTCCGCTTTCACTATCTAACCCTAAAAATTTTGAAACTTTATCTATGATAAAATCTGGAACGAAAGGCAATTTTTTAAGAAAATTTAAAGTACCTTTCATTAAGTCTTTAAACTTGTCAGAGAGATATTTGGTTAAGCGGGATAGTAAACTACCTCCAGAGCTTTTAGGTACATCTATAGCTTTTGCGGGGTCTTCTTTACCGCCTTCTTCCCCGCCAAACATGTCTATAACTAAACCTACACCACTTGCAAGTAATGATACTACTGTGCCTGCGCCCGGGAAGAAACCAGCAACTCCAGCAACTGTATCTAATAGCCCTTTAAATATATTACCTGATTTAAAATTTGTAAATGCGCTAGCAAAAGAAAACAAACTACCTATTACCGGTAAGAATTTTAATTTAGATAAAACTTTAGGCGCAAACTTTACTACTGCTTGAGTTAAAATTGATAATATACTTCCTTCTTTAGTTGCTTCTCCTTTTTTAGAGTCTTCAGTTTGCCCGGTTAAATCTCTTGCTGCGTTAAGAAAACCTAAACCAATAGATATAGCGGTACCAATTCCAGGCACTAAAGTTGCAACTCCTGATGCTAAATCTATTACCCCGCCTATAAAATCTCCTTCCTTTATACGGCTGATTGCCGAACCAAAATCAATAATAGTACCTATTATCGGTAATCTTCTAGCTATAGGTTTTATGAATTTTATTAGAGATGGAAATAATTTAGCAGCTTCTAAAGCTAATTTTTTACCGAATATCATTGTACCGAGTTTACCAAACTCTTTCATAAGACCCTTAAAGGGTCCATCATTAAACCAACTACCTACCGCTAAAGCTAAAGCAGCAGCTAAGCCACTTGCTAAGGGTAGTAGTTTTTTACCAAAAACACTTGAAAACAAACTACTTGCATCACTATCTCCACCACCGCCTTTTTGGGTAATTTCGTTTTTACCTTTCGCGCTTATACTAAGAGTTTCGAAAATCTTCTTTAAGTCATTTAAGACCTCTGGTTCTATTCTTTTAATTATTACAGGCTGAGGTTTTATTTCTTTTAAAGCTTCTGCAGCTTCTTCCCCTGTAGTATCTTCTCGATCAGGTTCGTTTTTACTTTTTGCACTAGCACCAAGAGTAATAAGAGCTTTTCTTAATTCTTCATCGGTAATAATATTAGTACTATCCTTTTTAGATGTAGCTGTAGTTTTTTGCTGTTTTTTGACAAACTTTTCTATTTTATCATGTATTTTAGATAAAAAGTCTGTTTGTAACTTATTCTCTTCTATTAAACTTTTTATCGTAGCTGTAAAATTAGCCGGTATTTGTATTTTAACAGGTTTATCTGTTTTCTCTTTCGCTTCTTGTACAATATCAGCTAGATCCGATTTCTTAGCGGTTTTTTTCGGTTTAGGGGTATTTTCAGGAACTGCATCCTCAGCCATATTAAATACTTAGGTATGCAACGTAGCTTCAGGTATTAACTTATCGAAAACATACTTGCATCTATAGTAATATCTACAGCTCTGACGGTACCGTCTTTATCAATCCCTTCGAACCGCGTAACCTTGCGTTGCTGCTCAGCAACATCTTCAAGATAGGTTATTATACCACGTACAACAGAAGCAGGTAGTTTTTCTAGAACTTGATACTTTTTACCAAATGTAAGATTTTTATAGTTTATATCCTGAGGTTTGCCGTCTATAACAATACTTATTTCTTTAATAAATTTAGAAACTTCCCCCATGAAAGCTTCTCCTAAAGATTCATTAATAGTAGTATCCTCTGTTCTTTTTTCCCTTAGTTCTCTTTCAAGTTGATATTGTTCGAATAGAGTAGGAGCTCCGACTTTAATAATAAAACTATCTAGCGTAAAAACGGTGCTTTCGGGTATATTTATTTGTAATGCTCTTTCTTTAAAAGTAGCCAAATTAATTTTATACTCTACCCCGTCTAGTTCTGTGCTATATTCTGTTCCATAACCGTTAATACGGTACTGCAGTAAAATTGATAAACTATCGATAGTCGTAAGCTGATTAAGAATTTCTTTCTCGGTACAATTTTCAGTAATAATACTATATGCTGCCGCTACAAAACGAGATTGAAAAATAGGATTATCTACCGCGGCTTTCAGTATAAGCTTTTGCTGGCCTGTAGTTATACTTTTAAACTTTACTTCTCTTTTTAAACTAGGTACATATAAAGAAATAGTATTTTCTTTATTAATTGCATCTAAAACTGAAAATACGCTATTAATATCATTCATAAAAACATTTAGATTTCAACCCCTGTTTGTCAACTATCCGTTTAAATTAAACTGAGATTCGGTAAAGCTACCTATAGTGCTTTTAGCAGGCATTTCACTATTAGATTGTTGGTTTTCTTGCAAGTATAAAGACCAGTATAAGTACAACTCCGCTGGTGCTAATTTATCTAAATAATCTCCTTGAAAGTTTAATTTTGAAATTAAATTGTAGTTAAGTTTATAAAAATTATTCAAATCATCAGTAAAGAGTAATTTATTAATATGCAAAAGAGTACGAATATCTGTTGAGAGTGGTATGTCGACTGCCGGGATCTTACTGAACGGAGATTCTATATAAAGCAATTTATTTCGAGTTAAAGTTAGTTCAGTATCGTAAAGGTTTTTAATAATTTTATTGTTAATATCAGCTGGTAAATTTTCAATTAATTTGCAACGTTCTTCGAAATTAATCTCGTTAAATTTTAAAATCTTACCCTCAACATTTATTTGATCCACGCTTGATGCTAACTGGTATATATACAAATTTTCAATATTCTCAGTTAGAAAATACTTTTCGTCTCTTGCTTTTACTATAGAATGGTTAACCTCTATATTCTTATAGGTTGTAGTGTTAGTATATTGTATTTCGCTAAGCTTATCAAAAATAGTATCGAGTTTAATTGTATACTGAAATTCTTTACTAGTTTCCTTACAAACGGCATTAACCTTTAAGTCCGGATTAATGCTTACTGCCCGGGCATTTACTAATAATATAAGCTTATCAATAATATTAAGTCCTTCCTGAAGTATCCCAGGTACTATTTGTTCAACTACGTAGTTTGAATGTTGTATAAAAGAAGAACTGTCATTGTTATAAAGGGATTTAATTAAATCTTTATAGTCTTTTGAGTTTATTTCTTTTGCCCAGACTAATTTATTAAATCCAGGTAATTTAACACTATAAGTAAATCCCATTTAATTTATTTATTACCAAATAAAAAAACCTCTACTATCCGATAGACTGTCTTATATTAAAGCGACTTAATTGTATAGTAATTATACGCCCATTCAGTAGCTACGGTTTTAGTATCAGCCCGTCCCCATGTAAGGGTTTCTGCGTCAAAAGAAGTAGGGGCGCAATCAAAAAAAGTATATACTTTACGCAAAATTTCTCTTTTGTTAGCGCGACTGTTATACATCGCAACAGTTATATTAGTTTTAATATTATAATTTGAATTTTGATTACGGGCAAATAACCCATAATGGGAAACAGCAACAACCCATGGTCTTAAAACTGTATCAATAAAAGAGTCAGTTGTTTCTAAAAAAGTTACACGAAGCGGTCCTTTACTCGCACGAGCTGTACTTACTACCCCAGACATTATACCGCCTGCTAGGTCTCCAAACTCTTCCGCAAGCCCCACTCTTTTAGAGCCAAGAGATTCATTAGGTAAAGTAATTCCATTAGCAAAAAAACATTTCTTATTGTAGGTTTGTCCTTCTAATTGCCCTGTTAGTTTTGCACCTGTGTTAGTTATTGTCCATTTATTAGGCTCAAATTGAGAAATTTGTTCATCGGTGAATGCCTTTAAACCGTTAGGAAATGAATCAATTGAGATTATAAAATTTGAATTTACCGGTATGCTAGTACTTGGATCAGACAAAAATTGCTGAAATAGGGACAAATCAGACTCAGGAGAATCTGGATTGGCTTTAGGTCCGAGTATTTGCATATATTTGTATTAATCTTTTTAAAACTAGTTTTTAAGGCCCACGGCCACGTAAATTTGCTAATTCGTTTAACGATTCGCTAAGTTGCTCTACAGCATTTAAAATTGGCTGAGTTCTAGCTATTTCTCGCTCTATACGTTGTCTAGCTCTACCCTGCAAATCATCTAGTACTTTATCTCCTGTACTCTCCTCAGGAAGCCCTTCTACCCCTTGGGTTAATTCTCGAGTGCTTGTTAGTCCACGTGCTACGCCTACACCATTACCTACTTTTTCTGAAACCCAATATTGATAAGCTATATTGGCTGTTACGTCTTGTACTGCCCCGGATCCTGTCATATTAAAGTTTATAGGTCCGACGTTTGTCACGAAACAACCTAATAAATTATAAGTCATTATTGGGTTTAATTTGTCGTCGAGTAAAGCTAGAGTAATTTTATATTTTTGTAAATCTCGAGGCCTTAAAAACCCTGCAGATGTTTCTTGATCGAAAGTGTCCTCCATGGACTTTTCAAAAAGTTTTCTAAGATTATAATCTTGCGAACAATAAAAAGTCGCGGTCCAATTACTAGAACTATCGAACATTACGTCCCCGGGTATATTAAAATTTAACCCCATAAAAGCAGCATTTTGCACGGCAATACTCTTACCAGGTAACGTTGCAGTTTTGAGAAATACTAAATCCTTTTCTTCAATTTGATCTATACCGTTTACAATAAAACTTATTATTCTTAATTGATAATCTCTTGCAAAATTACGGGTACTGGCTTGCTGGTAAAAGTCTTGTATTGTCTGATTAATTGCCATGTTCTGTAATACTTATTAACGATTATATTGTATTGTCTGAAATAACGTATTGAAAGGCTAGATTGACAGAGCAGGTTGCTAATTCGCCCCCGTTTCCGACTGAAAAACCCATAGAGCCAATTCCAACAGGGTAACATCCAACTAATTTGTAATTTCTTATTTCTTTTAAATAACTATCAAGCAATACAAATTCTATATCTGATAGAGAAGTAGTATTAATATGTTTATGCTCGTCAAATGTTTGACGACTCCAAGATTCTAATATATCTCTTAAAACAAATTGAGAATCACAATAAAACGTTACTGACCAGCTAGTACTCTCAGGGTAACTAGAAGTCATAGGTACGTTAAAATCAAATGCCTTAAAACTTACTGAAGAGTAAGAAATATTACGGGAAGGTATAGTACCGCCTTGAGCGTATATTAATAAGTCACTATTATTTTCATTAAATACCCCGGTAATGTTTTTTATACGAAAAGTATTAGTACGAGCAAAACTACGTGTTACTGCCGTCTGGTAAAAATCTTTTATTCCGTATCCTTGGGGTGGGGCCATTTAATATACTTAATACTTGAACAATAAAAAAGCCTCACTTTCGCGAGGCTTTTGTTGCAAACTATAATTTAAAGCACTACAGACTATTAAAGCTGTATTCCAATATTAACCTGAAGAGACGACTGTGTTACGAAGTTAACGTGTCTCCAGTAATGGTAAGCTAACGTTGCAGAGAAGGTAGTAGGAGCCCCTGCACCGGTGGCGTCATAACCTTCAATAGCACCTAAGCCTACAATATAAACACCAAATAGTCTATAAACGTTGACTACATTTTGTTTATCATCAAGCTGCTCTAGTTGAATAACTTTATCAGTACCACGTGTGTAAAGATCGCCTGTACTGGTTGCGTCATCAAACACTCCGTTAATTTGCCAATTTTCTAATTTACTGCGAATAATGCCTCTTAAGTCATTACGGAACGTGACGCTCCAACTTTCAGACCCCGGGTACGTAACAGTACCAGGGGTGTTGAAGTTTAGACCCATATAAGGCACGGCTTGATTGGTGATCTGACGGTTCGGAAGCTGTTTTGTAGTTATATATACAAAATCATTTTCGTTGAACGTGTCTTCTCCTATAGAGGTAACACGCATCATAAAGTCACGTGAAAAACCTCTGGTCTGTGCTACTCTGTAGAAATCTTGAATTGTTTGTGACATATTGTTTAAATACTTAGGTTATTAAGCTTGTAAAAGCTCGTTAAAGTCTTGAGAAGTTTTGGTTGCATAGAAATTTACTAAGATAAACTCAGCAGTACGTACTGGTTTAATATAAATGTCGACCACCATTGTGTTATCGTCAATTACATTAGCAGTATTGTTTGTTTCATTGCATACAATGAGATAATCGTAAAGACCTTGTGTGTTTTTAGCTGTTTCAAAGAGAGGGGACAGAGTATTTACTGTACGACTACGTGTGAATGTAGTGTTAGGTTCAAATACAAAGTATCTCATTGTGCGTAGGGTGGCCTTTTCCAGATAAAGGAATAGACGGCGTACGTTAATGCGATCAAATGCACTCGGAGCTTTTAGTAAGGTCTTTTGACCGAATACTGTGTAGCCTTCGTTAGGGAAGAACACTACAGGGTTTAGA